AGATACATTTAAAAAAATAAAATTAGAAATACCTACAGTAGAATTTAATCCTCCTCCAAAAAAAATTAGAGATAAACAATCTACTTATTGGTTTGAACATAAGTTACCAATACTATGTGAAGTTCAAAAATTAATATACAAAAATATAGAATTGTATTTTAACAAAAAAGTAGATGTTGATGTAGTAACAGATACGAGTTGTATTTATACTATGTCTAATGCTAAAGATCATCCTCGCCCTCATAGAGATAGTATTGCTACCCATCAATGTCTTATTTACATTAAAGGAGATCCTCATTTAGCTAACGGAACAGGTTTTTATACACCTGATCCAAAAAATGAATTAAAGTTTTATTTAAATTTAAATGTAGGATTTAAAGAAAATAGAGCTATTTTTTTTTCATCTGATAATTGGCATTCTTCTATGCAATGGTCAGGAGAAAGTTCGTGGAGATATAGCATTGCTAATTTTATGACATTGAAAGGGAAAAAATGAAAAAGAAAATTATAATAGAAGGACGTTTCATCAGTAAATTTACTGTTCCTCAAAAATATATTAAAGACTTAAATAGTCATTATGAAAAAGCAAAAATTCATTTAACAAGTTATGGTCCCCAATTAGCAGGAAGATTAGCATCTGAATTAAATATTATGACGTTAATTGAAAAAACTAAAGCTTTTAAATATTTTGTAAAATGCATGGGTGATCACATTAAAACAAGTGAGGATTTTGGTGTGTGTAAACCTGGTCCACATCATCTAGATATTAATGGTTGTTGGATTAATGATATGGTTGAAGGAGAATATAATCCTCCACATACTCATCATGATGGCACAGGATGGTCTACTGTCTTATTTTTAAAAGTACCTAAGTTTATTGATGATACAAAAGATCCTCATAAATTTAAAGATGGTAAATTATGTTTTATAATGAGTCAAAATGTATGTCATTATGTTACTCCTAAAGTAGGTGATTTTTATATTTTTTCAGCAAGTCATCAACATTGTGTAATGCCATTTAAAACAAAAAAACTTAAAGAAGTAAGAAGATCTATGTCTTTTAATTTTATTGTAAAAGAAAATGTGGTTAAATAATGTTAGAAAATAAAATAAAATTTATTGCAACTAATAAAGATTTTTTAAAAATATGGCCTCATCCAAAACCTGCCTCTCGTTTTATTCCTGATGCATATAAAAAGTTGGAAAGATTTAAAGATAATAATATGCATGTGCCTACGCTTAAAACATGTGTACCTTTTCTTGATTCTTTAACAGCAGGGTATATTATTCCTTTTGATCAAGATTATTTAATTGATCCAATAGAAAATGAATTTAGTATAACTCCTGCTAGCAGAGAACAAAATGATTTTGGTTATCACAGTAAGGCTCAATTACCAAAAGAATGGCATAAAAAATCGGGAGAACAAGCAGGGAAATTTAACAATAAATGGCTTATCAAGACACCACCTGGCTATAGTTGTTTATTTACTCAACCTATGAATAGATATGGTGAAGATAGATTTAAAATTATTGACGGTATTGTGGATACAGATACTTATACCAATACAATTAATTTTCCTTTTATTTTAAATAAAAGAGATAAACAATTTTTAATTAAAAAAGGTGATCCTATGGTTCAAGTTATTCCTTTTAAAAGAGAATCATGGAAAATGTGGTCTGGTTTTTATTATGAAAAAAAACATGGTCAGACTGTAGGTTTACTTTTAAGTATATGGGTAGATAAATATAAAAGATTTTTTTGGAACAAGAAAAGTTTTAAATGATTTCTATACAAGAATATATTAAATGTTATGAAAATGTAATTAGTACAGAGTTATGTGAAAAAATAATAAATCAAAAAGATTTAAAATTTTTTCCAGCTACTGTTGATGATGGAAAAATAGATAAACATAGAAATTGTTTAATTAAAAAATTAGATGATAAATTTGAAGAATCAATATTTAAAGTAGTAGCAAATATTTTAAATAAATATCATAAAGATTTTTCACATTTTATTACAGGGATAAAGACAAAAGATACAGGTTATGATCATTTACTATATTTAGGATCAAAAAATGGAGAATATAAAGAACATGTTGATCACATGGATGTAAATCCTCGTGTGTTAAGTTGTTCTTTAATTTTAAATGATAATTATGATGGTGGAGATTTTAGTTTTTTTAATAAAGAATATATTATTAAAAAGAAAAAAGGAAGTGCTATTGTTTTCCCTAGTAATTTTTGTTTTCCTCACGCTGTTTTACCTATAACAAAAGGGGATAGGCATTCTATTGTTACGTGGATTTGTTAAGAATAATTAGGATCGTAATCAACCCAACTTTTGTCAAGCGTTCCTTCAGATGCTTCCATATCTATTTCGAATGCGGCTTGTGCAGCAACCATTTGATCTTTTCTTGTTTCTCCCCAAGTAAGTAAATCTGCAATAGTAGTTGATCCTACAGCATCACTTGTTGAATTTAAATCAGTATTACCTGTCATGTTTCCTGTAGAAGGGTCTTTGTTTTGAATTTCATTTTGTCCTATTAAATTATTCCATAAAACACAATGAATTGTGCTAGGTATAGCAGGCATTACAGTTCCTTTATCAGACCATTTTATGCGAAAATAATCATCAATTAGAATATGATCATTGTTCATTATTACTATTTGCGTTGCCATTTATATCTCCTTAGTGTTTTATAATATAATTAACCACCACATACGGTGAAAAAGAATTAGTTCCTGCCGCAGCCACAGTTCCAGTTAAAGTTCCTGTTGTTGTTACAGCCACAGTTCCAGTTAAAGTTCCCGCTAAAGTGTGAGAATGAGTGTGCCCCGTACCCGATCCTGCATTAGTATCATTAATTTCTGGTTGACCTCCAACATTGCTAGTTTGACCTCTCAAAAAAGCAGTAGCATACCCAGAAACTGCTAGTTCGTGTTGATGATCGTGTGAAGCTAATTGAGCTTCTGTTAAAGAAGTATTTGATATGGCTCCAGTAACAGTAACACCTTGGTTATTTGCAACTGTGCTTGAAGCAGAAACAGCTTGGTTATTAGTTACAGATACAGTAACTGTATTAGCACCACCTGTACCTGCTAAATTGTATGTATTTCCGTCATATCCTTGCGGTGTTTTCCCTTGTAGTTGAGGAACATTAAATGTTGTTGAACCATCACCCGCACCATATGTTGTGCTTGTTACAACGAACAAGTCTGCATACGTTGTTCTAGAAACTGCTGAACCATCACATAATAAATATCCAGTTGGCGCTGTTGTTTTAGGCCAAGGTTTAATCGTTCCTACTTCACTTCTATTTGTAAAATCATTTAAATTAGTCATTGTACTTTAATCTCCATCCAAAAGTTCCATCATAAAAAACTAAAGCAATTCCTGCACTATTCGTTGAAATTGTCATATCAGCCGCTGATCCCATAATTGGTTGGCTATTACGTCCAACTGTAATGTTATTTGTTCCTGCTGTACCTTCAGCATCAATAATTTTAACTTGCATTCCTATAGTCGGGGAAGCGGGTAGTGTTAAAGTAAAAGCTCCGCCTGATGTATCAGCAAAAATATTATCTCCATCAGCCATCGTATAGTTAGCTGTTTTCGTTGTCCAAGCTTCTCCTAAACCTGCTAAAGAGAATATATCATACCAAGTAGTTCCGTCTGTTGCCACCATACGATATTTACCGTTTGCAATACTTAAAGTATTTCCTGTGGCTCCTAATCTAGCAGATATGGTAGCTCCGCCCCCAATGTTATTATAAAGTCCGTAAGTTTTTTGAGTTGCGGGGAATTGAATGGTTTGAGTTGTAGAAACTGTTCCTGTAAAAACTAAATTAGATTGTCGTGCCTGGTTATTTGCTGCGGTTTGTGGACCATCAGCATTAGTTAACGTTACTCCTGTACCTGTAGTAAGAGCAGGTACTGCATATACACCAGCAATAGCAAACTCAAAAACTTGAGTAAAATTATTGTTTGTAATGGTACCCCAAGTACCTGAGTTTTCCCCATTTACTTGTAGTTCGGTTCTAAGCCCTGTTGAATATGTAGACATTTAATCTCCTAAGTAAGTAGTATCTATTATTATAAAGTTTGTCAAAACTTTTTATGCAGCCTTAGTTACTTCTACCCAACTGATAGCGCTGTTTGAATCATCAACAACATTCCAACTTGTAATGTCAATATCTCCAGTAGAGATTGTACCCCCAACGCCTGTTAAAGTCAAGGTAGAGCTTCCTGAAGGACTTGGGTTACCAGGAGAGACTGTTGCACTTACCCCTGTTAAAGCATAGGAAGATTCTTGTGTCGCTTGCCCTACAGCCGATGTTGCGGCTTGCCCTGTTGGTGTTATACTTACCGATCCTACAAAACTTAGCTCTCCGTGGTAAACTGTAAGACTAACACCTGTAGCTGTTATAATAGCTGAGCCTGAAATAGTTGCAGCTCCTA